TCGGCGCTGTTGCCCTCAAGATTCCGAAGGTCAGGGAAGTGTTCGGATCCAGCATCATGAAATGGATCTGCGGAATCATGTGCGTCTTCCAGGCGTGGCTCTCAATGAACGGGATGCAGACCGTTTTCTCCGACACGGCTCTCGGTCCTGATTTCGGAAAGTACGTCGCCTATGCGCTGGCCGTCATCTTCCTGCTGATCCTTCTGAAGTTCGGCATGATCCGGAACGTCCTGACAGACGGCTTCGGCTGGATCATCGTCTACCTGATGGCAGTCGGCGTCACCATCGCCGCGGCTATCCACTCGGCCGGGCATTTCAACAACATTCCTCTGGTTCAGGACGCCGAAAGTATGAAAATCGGCCTCTGGAAAGCCTTCCTTTTGCTTCCGGGGCCTTTCACCTATCCCTACTTCTTTGAGATCCTAAACTACAACGAGAAGAACGAGGACGGGACGCAGCGGGTCAATGTGAGACGCGCCTTCACGATGGGAGGCGTCTTTTTCGGCATTTACATGGCCATCGTCTTCCCGCTGGCCTGGACACAGTTTTCACCTGCATTGAATATCGTCAAGGCGATCCTGATCACGATCATCGGGACGTCAACACTGTCTTCCTCTATGTACAGCATCTACATTGCCTTTGGGAAAAAGGTCGGCCTTGTGATCAATGCCGCACTGATCGCCGGATGGAGCATCCTGATCCCGCTCGGCGTGATGGGCATGTGGACGCTCATGGCTTCTGTCCGGATCTACTTCGTTGCCGGAGGAATCCTGTTCGCCATCATCTGGAATGCTTATGAGAAGCAGAAGAAGGTGACGGCATGACAATCACCAACATTCCACTCTCAGAGCTGAAGCCGAACAGCAGAAACGTCAGAATTCACTCTGCGAAGCAGATTGAGGAATACAAGAGATCTCTGCAGAAGAACGGCCAGCTGAAGCCGATCATCTGCGATGAGGATAATGTTATCTGGATCGGCAACGGGCTTTATGAGGCAATGGTCGCACTGGGGATGACTGAAGCGGCCTGCTTTGTGAAAACCGGCATGACGGAAAAAGAGAAGCTCAAGATGATGATGGCCGACAACAAGGTCTATGAGCTCGGCCTGACCGATCATGACGCCATTGATGAAATCCTCAAAGATCTGAACGGCGATTTTGACATTCCCGGCTATGATGACAGCCTGCTGGAAACGATCACCATGACGTTTGAGGAGACGGACGATTTCGTCACCAGCTATGGAACGTTCACTCCGGAGGACATCTCGGGCATCCGGAAGAATGAAGGAAAAGTCGAAAATGCAGAGAAGGCCGCTGAAAGCCCCGAGAACGCGCCTCAATCTTCGGACGTGCTTACACCTATCCCAGAGCAAAGCAACGCCACGGCGGCAGCGGGAGGCAGTGGAACGGAGCCGGAAACGGGAAGATACATCATCTGTCCGCATTGCGGAGAGCGCATATGCCTGTGAAGACGCTGGAGAGCACCGTGAGCGTTCTCGATGCTGCGAAAGCACGTATCAGGAATGTGTTCTCCAATGGCTGCAAAATCTACCTGTCATTTTCGTGCGGGAAAGATTCCCTGTGCCTTGCTTCTCTCACCTATGACCTGATCAGGGATGGGGCGATCGATCCAAAGCTTCTGACGGTCATCTTCATCGACGAGGAAGGCCTTTACCGATCCATGGTAGAAAACGCCATGCGCTGGCGACAGAAATTCATGTCGGTGGGAGTCCCTTTCAACTGGTATTGCCTGCCGTTTAAACAGGTGTCAGTCATCGACCATCTTTCAGCCTCCGAAAGCTGGATCACATGGGAGCCTGGAAAAGAAAACGTCTGGATGAGAGATGCTCCGCCTTTCGCGATCCGGTCACACCCGCTGTTGCGTTATCCCGGAGAGATGAATTATCAAACCTTCTGCAAAAAGGCTTTCCGGGACGGTATTCAGATGGTCGGTCTCCGGACTGCCGAAAGCCTGACCAGGCTGAAAACTATCGCCAGTGTGCAGTATGACCGAGCGGAGGGTGGTTCCTGCTTCTTCCCGATCTATGACTGGAAGGACACAGATGTTTGGCTGTACATCCGTGAACGAAAGCTTGAGTTCCCGGAAATATACATGAGGCTGTATGAAGCAGGCGTAAGCCGTCGAGCATTACGGCTTTGCTGCTTCTTCGGAGACTGTAGTACGCAAGGCCTGCGGTGGATAGCAGAAACGGATCATGAGCTGTGGGAACGCATCGAACGGAGAGAACCGAACGCCTACCTCGTTCTTCTGTACTGGGACAGCGAAATGTTCCGGCGGTCGAGCCGCAAGAGGAAAGAACTTGAGGGAGAGCAGGAGCAGAAAGACTACCGGGCTTTATGCGAAGACCTCCTGTTTCTTCATCCAGAGAAATACACGATAGCCAAGGACACTGCAGCAAGCCTGCCATACTGGAGGACGTTCTTCAAAAGAACGTACGGAATAGCCACTCAAAAGCATTACAAGACCATGTATGAGGGGCTACTGTATGGCGACCCGAAGAAGAGAATCCTCCGGATCCTCTGGAGCACAGTCTTCAACGACTATGCTGAACAGGCGAGGAGGGACAGAAATGGCAAATGAGATGAACCTGTTTGCTCCACTGTCCTCGCTGCAGTGGATAGATCGGACCATGCTGCGTGCCAATGATTATAACCCGAACAAGGTCAGCGAGGAGAACCTTCAGCTCCTAACGCAGTCCATCCTGACCAACGGCTGGACGCTGCCAATCGTGGTTCGTCCGGACTACACCATCATTGACGGCTTCCACCGGTGGACAGTCTCAGGGCGTGAGCCGCTGCTGTCGAAGCTGGGCGGCAAGGTGCCTGTGGTCATTGTCGATCACCACGGCGATGAGTCTGCCGACGTGTACGGCACGATCACTCACAATCGTGCGCGTGGTACCCATCTACTGGAACCGATGAAGGCGATCGTAAAGAAACTCCTGGACGAAGGAAAGACGGTGCAGGAGATCGGCAAGCAGCTCGGCATGAAACCGGAAGAGGTATTCCGCCTGTCCGGATTCTCTCGCGATGAGTTCCTGAACCTGATGACTGAAGGGCATCAGACATACAGCCGAGCGGTAGTCTACAAACAGATGTGAGGTAGCAGCATGAAGGACACAGAAAGGATTCCTGTCTACATCCGAATAAAGGACGGCAAGACCGTCTGTGTCTGCCATGCTTCCCATCCTCGATGCGACGGCGTGTGTGAGCGGGACATGGTGACCCGAGATAAGTTCCGAGGGTGGCAGTCAACCATGCGCCGTAACAGGTACGGGCAATGAGGGCAGGCTACCATCCAGCCATGCCGGACCGTGGCGGCACCCTGAAGGAGCAGGGCTTCTACAAGACACCAGCGTGGCGCAGGATCAGACTGCAGGCTCTGCAACGTGACCACTACATCTGTCAGCTGCGTCTGTCCTCTCGCTGTACTGGCATAGCAACAGAGGTGCACCACATCCAGGAGCTGGAGTCCAGGCCTGACCTTGGTCTGTCTCTGGATAACCTGACGTCATGCTGCTGGTATTGCCATGAAGAAACCAAGACACGGAAGACGAAGCCGAAGACAATCACAGGAGTGAGAGTCATCAATATCACCGACGGCAGCGACGATGAGAGCTGACGAAACCATCGAAGCGACGGTTCCGGGGGCGTCCGGCCTCGGTCGTCGGGTACCCCCCAACCCTTCCGGCCGAAAATCGGGCTGGAAATGACCGCGCGCCCTCGTTAATTTTTACGAAGATCGCGCACGAAGATTTTTTGGAAAGACACATCACCTCCGAAAAGCCGAATCTGGCCACTGTGGCTTATCCCAGTGACTGGATTTGGCTTTTTCTGGTACTACCTATATCCCAGCATCCCCAGAACACAAAACCCAAAGGAGGCCAAGGAAATGGCTGAAAATGTCCATACAGAAGAAAACATGCCCATTTCGGAGGCAGAAGTGACCGAAACCGAGGCGAAAATGCCGGAAGAACCGGAAAAAGAGCACATCGAACCGGGTACGGACCTGACGGACAAGCAGATTGTCACCCTGAAGGAAAGGGCGAACAAGATCCTTGCCAAAGCCAGGGAGAAGGGGGACGAGCAGGCGCTTCTGTTCGAAACCATCTTTCAGCAGTACCTCGAAACCCTTGACCATCGGCAGAAGCTCCGGAAGGCCCTGGTGGAGGATGGCGTCACCGTCACCAAGGAATATGTCAAAGGACGTCAGAATATCTATGTTCATCCTGCTCTGGCAGCGTATGCCACACAGGGAAAGCTGCTGCTTGAGACCGCCAAAACGCTCATGACGCTGATCCGGGAGAAGATCGCGGACGCCGACGATCAGGATGAATTTGATCTGTTCTGAGATAGGAGGCAGTCATGAGCCTCGACATCATCCCCAGCATCATCAAATCCTCCAAGGCGTACCAGTACGCAGTGGACGTCACGGAGGGAAAGCTTGTCTCTGGCAAAAAGAGAATCCAAGCCTGCCAGCGCTTCCTTGACGAGCTGGAAGAATCCTTCACGAACCCGAAATACCCGTGGAAATTCGATATCGAGAAGGCCTACCGGCCTATTGACTTCATCGAACGGTTCCTGATTCCGACCAAAGGCGCCTATTCCAAGACAGAACTGCTGCCCTGGCAGCATTTTGTTGAAGCCAACATGTACGGATGGGTCAATAAGGAAACCGGGTACCGGCGCTTCCGTGAGGTCCTGATCATCGTCGGCCAGGGCAACGGCAAGAGCACCATGATTGCCGGCAATGCTGCCTACGGTCTGACCAAGGACAATGAGCGCGGTGCCGAGATTTACGCCCTGTCGAACTCCCGAGAGCAGGCGAAAATCGTCTTTTCCGAGTGCGCAGCCCAGATCGAAGGATCTAAAGTGCTGTCAAAGCACGTCCAGACCACCCAGAGCGGGGCGTACTTCAAAAACAGCAAATTCGAGCCGCTGGCTTCTGACTCCAAAAACCTTGACGGCAGAAACGTCCACATGGCCGTCTTCGATGAGATCCATGAGTTCCGGGACTACAAGCTCATCAACGTCATCAAGGGCAAGATCAAGAAGCGCAAGCAGCCAATGATTATTTATATCACCACCCTTGGAACCGTCATAGACGGTCCCTTGATGGATTTCTACGTCCTCGGCAGTCAGATTCTGGCCGGGGACGCTGCCATATCCCGCAGGGCGGCAGACCGCATGTTTGTCTACATTGACGAGATCGACGAGGATGACGATCCCGCCAATCCGGAATGCTGGCCGAAGGCAAACCCGTCGCTCGGCAAGCTCCTGGACATCGAAGACCTGAAGGACGAATGGGAGCGCGTGAAAACCATCCCGGCAGAGCGGGCCAACTTCATCAACAAACAGCTGAATGTGTTCACTTCGGTGGATGAATTGAGCTTTTTGGACGTCAAAACCATCAAAAAGAACAACAAAACCTTCCCGGAGGAGGATCTGGGCGGTCGAATCTGCTACGGCGGCTTTGACCTTTCCAGCACGGAAGACTTCACGTCGGCCTGTCTGGAATTCCCGCTGCTGGAAAACAACTTCTTCGTCCTGTCCCATTCGTGGACGACAGAGAAGAAGATGAACCTCGATCATGAGAAGCTCGACTGGCAGTACCTGATCAGCCAGGGCGTGCTGACGATCTGCCCCGGTGAGTACGTGGATTACAACTATGTGGTGAACTGGTTCCTGGAAATGAGGGAAAAATACCGCATCGAGACGGTCGGATACGACCCGGCCAAGGCGTACATGATGATCCAGAGCATGACGGAGAAGGGCTTCATCCTCAGTGAGGTCCGGCAGGGCGAGATCACGCTGACCGCACCGCTGGACGATCTGAAGGAGCGGTTCCTGGACGGGAACATCATCCATAACAATAACCCCATGTTCAACTGGTACCTGGGGAATGTAAAGCTGACCAAACGGTCGGCAAACGGCACGTATCTGCCCACAAAGCAGTCCGTGTACCGCAAAATTGACGGTTTCGCGGCCTTTCTGGACGCCCATACGGAGTATCTGCGGAAACATCCGCTGTATATACCGGAGGACAGGAAGCTGACAACCGTACTCAGTCTGCAGAGGTGAGGAAATGAGCATTTTTACACGGTTCCGGGAACGGCGCAGAAACCGAATCATTACGAAGTACCTGAATTCACAGGGATCCGCTCTGACCGTCAGGCCGAAAAGCACATGGATTCCACACTGGCTGAGAGGGGACTACACCCTGAAGAACAGCGAGCTGATCTTCGCAGCGGTGTCCAGGATCTCAAACAGCCTCGCATCCATGCCGATCCAGCTGTATCAGGGGTCAAAACCGGTGTACAACGGCCTGAATGACCTGGTTGCCTTCTCCCCGAACCCGCTCATGACCTCTTCCCAGTTCTTCCGGAGCATGGAGGCCTGCAGAGGGACCGCCGGAAACTGCTACGCCCTGAAGGTGTACCAGCCGGGAGAGGATGTGCCGAGGCTTGAGCTGCTGGACCCGACCAGGGTGCAGCCGATCATCGAGAAGACCTCGAAGGAACTCTGGTGGCGGATCCAGCCGGACGAAGGGCCAGAAATGTTTGTGCATGATTTCTACATGGTGCACGTTCCCTTCATCTCCACCAACGGTATTTCCGGCATTTCGCCTGTTTCGGTGCTCTTCAACACCCTGAAATACTCCGACAACATCCAGGAATTCAACGTCAAGCAGCTGGCACAGGGCGTGAACAGCGCCATCGTTCTGGAGGCTCCGGCCAACCTCGGCACCGACCAGAAGAAGGCCATGATCGAGGACTTCATGTCCACATACCGGGAGACCTCCGGAAACATTCTCCTGTTGGAGTCAGGCGTGACAGCCAAGACGCTGAACCTCAGTCCGGTGGATTCCATGCTGTTTGAGGTCGAAAAGATCACCAGAAGCAAGGTTGCCATGGTCTACAACATCCCTCCGCACCTGCTGGGGGACTATTCCGAGGCCAGCAACGGAACTCAGGAGCAGATCATGCTCGAATTCCTGACACTGACCATGCTCCCGATTGTTCGGGCCTATGAGCAGGAGCTTGACCGGAAACTGCTGACCACCGCCCAGAGACGGAGCGGGATGCACTGGCGCTTCGACATGGACGCCGTGCTGAGGGCGGATGCCGCCACCATGGCCGAGGTCCATTACAAGGCCGTGCGTTCCGGCTGGATGACGCCGGATGAGATCCGGTTCTCCCGGAATATGCCTGCGCTGCCGAAAGGCGTGGGCAAGTGGGCTCTGGTGTCTCAGGACCTGGCCACGCTGGACTATACCGTGAACGACAAGCCAAAGGTCCTGATGCGCGGAGTCAATGAGGAAGGCAGCGGAGGCCAGACGCAGAGCCAGTCTCAGACGCAGACGGAGCCAGAACCGACAAAGAACCCGCTGCCGGATGTTGGACCGTATAATCCGACGCCGAGAGATGGGGCAACACTAAAGTCCACACCCACCGGTGAATAGCCGGTGGTTATTTATACATAGCATGTGGAACCTATTCTGCGAGAAAGGAGGAAATCTATGGAACCGATAGAAAAACTGAAAGCTTTCAACATCCACAAAGCCGATCCGGTGAAGGATATTGGACTCATCAATCAGTATGCATTGAAGGAACTGAAACCTGAAGATGTGATGTGCTTTTCTCTGGTTCTCTGTGATAACGAGGTAGACAGGGACATGGAACAGTTTTCCGTGAAGTCTCTTGAGGCTCTTTCCAAGATGTTCGTTGGAAAGACGGGGATCAAGAACCACTCATGGGATACCAGAAGCCAGGTCGCAAGGCTCTACAGAGTTGAGCTGCAGAAGACCGCAGAAAGGACCAGCACCGGCGAACAGCTGGTACAGCTGATGGGCAGCGCCTATATGCTGCGGACCGAGGAGAACAAGGCCCTGATTACCGACATCGAAGGTGGGATCGTGAAGGAGGTTTCAGTAGGATTCAGCATCAGAAAGCTGGCCTGCTCCATCTGCGGCGAACAGATGAAGCGCTCGTGGTGGGAGCCCACGAAATGCAAGAATGAGCATATCAAGGGCAAGGACTATGAGGGCAAAACCTGTGTCGGCATGATGGAAGATCCGGCGGATGCTTATGAATTCTCTTTTGTCGCAGTCCCGTCCCAGCGCGGTGCCGGCACGGTAAAGGGATTTGAGCCTGAAACGAGCCTCTTCAAGATGATCATGGAAGTCAGCCCTGAAGAACTCGCCCAGAACGAAGAAGCCCTTGACGCCGCTATCGCACATCTGCTCGAAGCAAAGCAGACCAAGGAAGACCGAGAGGCTCGGAAGAAGATCCTCGAGGAAAACGACACCGTAATCAAATTTTTTGAAAAGGAGAATATCTGAAATGACGCTTTTTGAACTCAAAGAGAAGATGGCCACTCTGAAGGCCGCAATCCTCGCCGATGCCAACTGGCTGGCTGAGAAAGCTGCAGACCCCAACACCGAGATGAAGGACATCGAAGAGAAGCAGGCCCACCGCGACGACCTGCAGAAGCGCTATGACACCGTGAAGGCGGAGCACGACCGCATGGAAGCCGAGCAGCGTGCGGAACTCGCAGTTCAGGACGGCGTCGGCGCCGGCATGACTGCCGAGAAGGCTCTGATCACTGCAAAGGCTGCGTTCTATCGCGCTGCTCTCACCGGTGGGGACACCAAGAAGGCTTATGAAGGCCTCGGCGGCATCCCCGCTGCCACTGCAGATCTCGGTCACGGCGAGAACCTGCTCCCGAAGAACGTGAGCAACGAGCTCCTGACCGAGCCTGTGGAGGAGAACTCCCTGCGTGAGATCGAGCCCGTCAGCAATATCAGCGGTCTGGAAGAGCCGAAGCTGATGTTCAGCATTGACGATGAGGACCTCGCTGACGTCACCGACCAGGAGACCGCCAGAGAGATCGAGATGGAGGGTGACACCGTGGCGTATGGTCGTTTCAAGACCAAGATCGTTGCCACGGTCAAGGATACCGTTCTGCATGGCACTGACACCGACCTTGTCGGGGCTATCGATGCAGCGCTTCGCTCCGGCCTTGCCATCAAGGAGAAAATGCGTGCATTTGCTCCTGCGTCCGGTACTGGTGCCTATGATGCAGCGCACAAGCACATGTCCTTCTATCAGGCAGACGAGGGCGTGACGGCGATCAAGACCGTCACCGGAACCGATCTGATCGCGGCCATCATCAATGCGTGGGCCGATCTTCCGGAGGCCTTTGCCGCAAACGCCAGGTGCGTCATGCGCAAACAGGACTACTACGCTGCCATCCGTGTTCTGGCAAACCAGAATTCCACCCTCTGGGGCAAGAAGCCCGAGGATGTTATCGGCATCCCGGTCACCTTCAACGACCGCGCGGTGACGCCGGTTATCGGAGACTTCCGCTACTCCAAGCAGAACTACGATATCGGTACCATCTATGAGACCGATAAGGACGCCAAGAAGGGCGAATACTACTTCGTCCTGACCGCCTGGGGCGATCACCAGATCCGTCTGAAGTCCGCCTTCCGTCTCGCGAAAGTGGGGGAATGATTGCGGGCCTGTCGTCTCTGACGATTGGGGCATTGAGCCTCACTCCGGCCTTTGATGCCGGGGTGACGGCCTATGCCGTTTCCACCAGCAATGCCACCAATAAGGTGACGGCAGCGGCCGAGGATCCGGACGCCACGGTGCAGATCCTTCTGAATGGCGCCGAGATCGCAAACGGCAGCTCCGCCACCTGGGCGGCTGGTGAGAACACCCTGACCGTCATTGTGACGAAAGGGTCCGCGACAAAGACCTACACCGTGACTGTCACCAAGTCCTGATCGGAGGTGACGGCATGGTTACGGCAGACAGATTCAGGAAATATCTGAGACTGCCTCCGGATGACACGGAAGATCTGGAAGGTTACCTGCTGGCCGCAAAGGCGAAAGCCAGGTCAGCAGGGATCCCGGACTTCCAGGACAATGCCATGTATGATCAGTTCCTTCTGCAGTTCGCCGGTCTGCTGTATGAGGCCCGGAGCATGGACACCGAGGCGGCGGATCCGGCGAAGGTGCAGATGCTGCTGAACAGCTATGTGCTGCCGCTGAGATATTCGGAGGATGACGCATGAGCAAGAGAGCGAACGCCGGAGAGCTCCGGACCATGATACAGATCAAGCGCCGCGTCGTCACCACCAACGACAACGGTTTCGATGAGGAAACCTATGAAAATGTCTACGGTGGGGAAGGCAGCGGGGCGTATGTCTACTGCAAATGGGTCGGAAACCACGGCTCGGAAGTGTTCAGCCGGGACGGCTACGCAGAACGCCGGACTGCCACCGCGACGATGAGATACTCGCCGCTGGCCGACGACGGAAAACTGGTGGTGTTCCTCTACGGGGATCCCGATCCCTGGGAGGTTGTCAACGTGGACAACGTCGGGCAGCGGAATCAATGGCTGGAGCTCTCTCTGCAAAAACGAATCCCGGCCAGATAGGAGGATGAAAGATGTCTCTCAAAACGTTACTGGAATCCTCTGCCAATGTGCCGGTGAAGCGCCCTGACTACAAGGGCGATGCCCCGCAGTACATCACCTACCACCTTTACGGCCAGACGGGCACGATCTACGCCGAGAGCACGGAAGCGGAGACCGGGACGGAGTTCATGATCTCCATCTGGTCCAAGACGGACTACACCGAGCTCCTGCATGACGTGAAGTGGGCGCTGCTGAATGCCCACTGGCGCGTGACGGTGGAGGCGGAGTACTTCGACAGCGATTCCGGTTACCACCGGGTGATTCTGGACGCCGCCTGCGTCGGGGAAAGTTTCGGGTGAGGCCATGGCCGGACTGACGTTCACCGGCTCAAATGAGCTGCAAGACGCATTCACCCGGATTCATGATATCCCATGGGATGTGACTGAACATGCCCTCGATGAGATGGCCAAGGTTGCAGCAGCAGAGATCCAGAGTACCGGCGAATTCATGGGAGTCCGGGATGAGGACAGCGATGACCACATCCTGGATCACATCACCACCAAGAAGGCCACGAGAACCGACGACGGGGGCCGGGAGAAGATCACCTTCGACGGCACCCGGAAACGTGGCAACACCATCACCCGGAATGCGGAAATCGCATTCGTCAATGAGTACGGCAAGCGCGGTCAGGACGCCAGACCGTTCATAAAGACCGCACTCGGCCAAAACGAAGCCCTGATCTCAGAACCCGGCGTCACCATCATAGGGGACTGGATCGAGGAGAATTTCAAGAAATAGGTACAGATCATGAACTTATAGATTAGGGAGGAATACCCCATGGCCAAGTATGACCTGCGCTACATCCAGTGCGCAAAATACGTCAACAACAACGGCGTCATCACCTTTGAGGATAAGCAGAAGGTGGGCGACGCCATGACGGCCAATATCGAGCTTCGCTTTGCTGAGGGCCGTCTGTACGCAGAATCCACGCTTGCCGAGTTCATTCGCAAATGCACCGGCGGCACCATTTCCCTGGGCGTGAAGTACATCCTTCAGGGTGCACAGAAGCTCATGTTCGGCCTGACGGAGAAAAGCCGCAGCATCACTCCGGCTGGAGGCCAGGCGACCGAGGTCACGTCCCTTGTGACCAAACGCAATACCGTCGGCAACTATGTCGGCGTCTCTTGCTACACTCCGGCTCTGTACGAGGGCGTGGAGAAATACGACTGTGTCTTCGTCGGCAAGTGCATGTTCGGCGAACCGAGCGAGACTCTTCAGACCGCCGGTGAGAACATCCAGTTCCAGACGCCGGTCACCAACGGCGAGTTCCTGGCGGACGATTCCGAGGACGGCCAGATCAAGGAAGCTGTCACGGTGGACACCGAGGCGCTGGCCAGAGCGTGGTGCGACGCCGTGCTGGCCCCGGCAACCTGAGCGCAATTTCAAGAAAGGACAGAACACGATGATTACCCTTCGACTCGAAGAAAAGCCGATTCAGATCGGCGAGAGAACCTACACGCTGCGTATGAACATGTCCGTCCTGGAACGGATCCAGGCGGTCTGCGGCGGCGAGATCAAAGACCTCATGCATAAGAGCTTGTATGACGGAAACGCCATCACCGTGGCCGCGATGCTGAACGACTACGCGGAGGATCAGGGCTGGGAACAGGACTGGACCGACCGGAAGGTCAAGAAGCTCTTCACGCCGGCCGTGATGAAGATGCTGGACGTGACCGGCATGTTCTTCCGGGCTATGGCTCCGGAAAGGAAAGAGAACGCGGCACAGTCCGCGTCTGACGGTCCGAAAAACGAAGAGACGAAGCCCGACGAAGACTCGGGAAACTGACGGACCGGGCGGATCAATCCTCAGCGATTGATTTCGCCCGGTATCTCAGCATCTGGATGTTTGACCTTGGCCAGGACGAGCAAACCTTCTGGAAGACGATGAATCCCAGACGGCTGCACGCCCTGTTTAACGCCCGGTTCCGCCCAATCAGGAGTACGCGGGACGCGGGGGATAGAACCATCAGCGCCGGAGGGAAGAGGACGCGGTTCGTGGACCTCGACGTTCCGGCGGGAAATGAGAAAAGCCTTGTGAATTATTTCAACGGAAGGTGATGCGCCATGGCGGGAAGCTCCAGAAAAGTGAATGTCGAGGTTGCCCTCTCCGGCGAAGCGAAGTACAAACAGGCGATCTCGGAGCTGAATGCGGCCAACAAGACCATGGGCGCAGAACTCAAGCGTCTCTCGGCAGCGTATCAGGGGAATTCGGACGGCCTTGAATTCCTGACGCAGAAGGGCACTGGCCTGCAGACCATGCTGGACCAGCAAAAAGAGAAGGTCCAGCAGCTGCGGGAGGCGGTCAAGTGGGCGGCACAGGAATACGGAGAAGCCAGCACCAAGACTCAGGGCTATGCCGCCCAGCTGGCCAGCGCCGAAACCTCCGTCATCAACCTGGAACGGGCCATCGAAGAGAACAACAAGGCCATGGAGCAGCAGAAGTACAGCACGGAGGCGTTTGACCAGCAGATTGCCGTGCTGAACTCCGAGCTGCAGGAGCTGGATTCCGAGTTCGCCGCAGGCGCGGACGCCACGGAGAATTACCGGGCCAAGCAGGAGACCCTGACGGCGATCCTCGCGGAGCAGGAGGAGAAGTACAAGACCCTGAAGGCGGCTCTGGAAGCCGCACTGAACTCCGAAACGGCCACCGAAGAGGAAATCAATGCCCTAAAGATCCAGGTCAATCAGGCAGCGACGGCCTACAACAACACGTCCGCAGCGATCCAGAGAAATTCCCAGGCGCTGCAAGACCATCTGGCCAAGCTGGGCATGGAGGAAAAGGGCCTTGTCGGGATCGGGGACGCACTGAGCGGAATGACCAACAAGTTTGGTATTCAGCTGCCAGATGCGGCGAAGACAGCCCTGAATGGCATGGGCAGCTTTTCCGCCGGTACCGTCAAAGCCTTGGGTGCCGCTGCTGCCAGCGTGACGGCTCTGTACGAGGGAATCAAGGCTCTCCACAACATGACGGTTGAGTATGCGGCCAAGGCGGATGAGCTGATCACACAGAGCGCCATGACCGGGCTCTCAACGGACTTCCTTCAGGCGTATGAGTACGCGCAGAACCTTGTGGACGTGGATCTTGACACCTTTACCGGGGCCATGCAGCGACTCACCGACAAAATGGCGGACGCCAGGGACGGCAACGAGAAGCTGGCGGCAACCTTCGAGCAGCTTGGCGTCACGATCACAGACACCAGCGACGGAAGCCTGCTCCCGGCAGAACAGGTGCTGATGCAGGTGATTGACGCGCTGCATAACATGGAAAACGAGACCGAGCGGAACGCTGTTGCCAGCGAACTGCTCGGCAAATCCTATCAAAGCATGAACCCGCTGATCGTCTCCGGTACCGGAGTCCTTCAGGAATACATGAAAGCCGCGAAGGAGAATTATGTCCTTACCAATGACCAGATTGCAGCCCTCGGCGAATATGACGACGCAATCCAGCTACATAGGAATGAGTGGGAAGGCCTGAAAAGGGAGATCGCTGCGGATTTTGCCCCAGCAGCGAAGGAAGCTCTTGAAAATTTCAGTAAATTCGTCATCTCAGCCGGGAGATCTCTGGCCGACTCCGGCATCATAGAGGGCGTCGGGGAGATCTTTGTGTTCCTGTCGAACATGCTGCAACCTCTCACTGATCTGCTGGACACGGCGGACAGCGCTCCAAGCAGGCTCAGCCCGGTCTATGAAGTGCTGCATGGGATTGCGGGCGTGATCGCCTGGATTAACGATGCGGCCAACGTGGCCATCGGCATGCTGCAGACGCTGACGATTGTAGGTGCTCCTTCTGGCCTGAAGCGGATCGGAACGGCCCTCGGCTACGGCGCCAGCTCCGGGAACTACTCCAACATGCAGAAATGGGAGCAGAGCGGAGACCGGTTCTACGCAGCGGCAAACGGAAACTATTACAACTCGCAGACCGGAAGATGGGAAGGCAACTTCGGCCACAACGCAGGTGGCACGGACAACTGGCGCGGCGGCCTGACATGGGTCGGCGAGGCCGGACCGGAGCTGGTACGCCTGCCGCAGGGCTCGGAAATCATGAGCAACCAGGAGAGCCGTCAGCGAGGCACCACCGTGATCTATGTCACGATCGACGCCAAGAACGTGAAAGAGTTTAACGACATCATCAAAATGGCCTACGACGCAGAAGCAGAAAGCTGGATGGAGTAAAGAGCTATGGGAATTGCAACAAGAAACCTCGCAGCCACAAAGTCGGCCTATGTGAAGGCCAGCGCCCCGAACACCCACTACGGGACCGACGGGTCGACGGCTTACAACATCTCCGGATCCCACAGCGCAAACGAGGCGAAGTACCTCCTTTTCGGCCTGCAGAGCTGGCCGAGCAACCTGAGAAGGAACAAGCTCTACTGCGTCCGGCTCCGGATCTACGCAAAACCGAACGGCGGCTTCCCGAGCGCCTACAGCATCGGGGACTTTAACGCCGGCACGGTCACCTTCAACTCGAAACCGGCCATCGGGAGCTTCGTCGCGTCCCTCTACACCGACGGCGTGCGGGACTGGACCGACCTCTTCCGGCCGTCCGACGTGGACACCGGCAGCGAGGGCCGGGCGGCGAACGCGCGGAACCTTCTGGCCGGCCGGGGCTTTGCTGTCACGCATGACGCGGCGAGCGTGGCCGGCCTCGACTGGTTCGTCAAGGCGGCGCTCTCCAACGGGAGCGCAGTCTATGCCGAGGTCACCTACGACGACGCGGTCACGGTCAAGAGCAAGCCGCAGATCACCACCGCCCTCTCCGGCGGCAATCCACAGACGGCGCGGACGGTGGCCTGGAAGCTGGCGCCGGCATCGACGTCGGAGCACTGCGCCGACGAAAACTGGACCCAGGCGTCGGCGAAGCTGTACTGGCGCGAGTCCGGCGGCAGCTGGAAGACCATCAGCGTCTCAGGCTCCACCACGAGCCTCACCGTGCCCGGCGGCACCTTCCCCGAGGGGAAGACCATTGAGTACTACATCCAGACCACCGACACGGACGGCACGACCGCGCAGACTTCCAGCTCCAGCATCACGATGGACCACTCGGCCGTCGCGCCGGCCTCCTACCCCAGCGGGGCCATCAACCCGGCGGCGGCGCGGACCATCACCTGGACCCTGAAGGGCGCGTCACAGACCGCGACGACCTACACCCAGGCGTCGGCGAAGCTGTTCTGGAAGAAAAGTACGGAGAGCAGCTATCGCCAGATCGCCGTCAGCGGATCCACGCAGCAGGTCACGGTCCCGGCCAACACCTTCCCCAGCGGCGCCACGATCCAGTGGTACCTGCAGGCGACAGACACGCTGGGCTACACCTCGACCAGCTCGGTGCTGAGCTTCACGACGCTGGCCACGACGCTGACGATGATCTCCTTCCCGGCGAGCTCCGGCGTCGACACGCGCAGCGCGATCAGCTTCGGATGGACCCTCGAGAACAGCAGCGGAACGGTCGCGCAGAGGTCCTCTACGTTCTACTGGCGCGTGCAGGGCGCGGAAAGCTACACCGCGGTGGCCAACAGCACGGCCACCAAGAGCGTCAGCATCCCGGCCAACACCTTCCCGACGGGGACGACGATCCAGTGGTATGTGGAGGCAACGGACGCCACCGGCACCACGATCACCACCACGACGAGGACCTTTACGACCGCGTCGTCCAAGATCACGCCACAGACATATCCCTCCGGCAGCAGCGTGGACTTCGGCAGCGCGCTCAGCTTCTCCTGGATCTTCAAGCCGACCAGCGGGTCGGGCAGCTACGACCAGAGGGCCGCTTCCCTGTTCTGGCGCGCGTCGACCGAGGACGAATGGACAGAGATCCAGGCCAGCGGCACGACGCAACGGCTCACAGTACCGGCGTACACATTCCCCAGCAACGCGACGATCTCATGGTACCTGACCGGCACGGACATCGGCGGGACCGCGTCAACGTCCAGCACGATGAGCTTCAAGACGGTGGCGCCGAAGATCACGCCGCAGAACAGCCCAACATCGGGCTATGCGGATCCGCGGAACGCGATCACGTTCTCCTGGTTCTTCTCCACCGGCAGCAGCAACTACCCGCAGCAGTCGGCGGACTTCTACTGGCGCGTGGCCGGGCAGAAGGCATGGACCCATGTGGCGGCGGCAGGATCCACGCAGAGCGTGACGATCCCCGCGGACACCTTCCCACGGCTGCAGAACATCGAGTGGCGCCTGACCGGCACGGACATCGGCGGCACCTATTCCGAGACGCAGATCTACACCTTCTCGACGACGGCCAGCACGGCCTATGCGGTGTGCATGGATCCCGTCGGGAAAGCAGCGGACGGCGCCAAGCAGATCACCCTCAAATGGATCGTCCGGAACGATGACGGCAGCGTGGCCACGCGGACGATCGTGCGCTGGAAACTCCCGACCGAGTCACAGAGCGAGTGGCACGAGATCCTCGACACGACGGACAGCATCACGGAGTACACCGTGGCGGAGAACACCTTCCCCGCCGGGCCGATCGAGTGGCTGGTCATCGCGTACAACCGCGACGACGTGGCCGGACCGGAGAGCCAGGCGAGCTTCGTGTGCGTCGTGGCGCCGGACGCCCCGTCCGGCCTCACGGCAACGGCGGTACCGCTGACGGAGATCCGGTGGCAGTCCACCGGCCAGGAGGCCTACGAGATCAGCATTGACGGCGAGGTCGTCAAGGAAGGCTTCGGCACGGACGTCTACAGCTACCGCGTGACGGAGCCGCTGGCGGACGGGGCCCACAGCATCGCCGTCCGGATCCAGGGCCGCTACGGGCTCTGGAGTGAGTCGGCGGAGACGCAGATCTTCGTCAGCAACACGCCGAAGGGCGCGATCGCGCTGAGCGGAGAGTTCGGCGTGGACGCGGAGCTGATCTGGACCTATGACGGGGAGGTCAGTCCGGAGACCGTCGCGATCTACCGCGACGGGAAATGGATCGGAACCGCCACAGGGGCGGACCGGTTTCTGGACCGGTACGTGCTCGGCACGCATGAGTACCGCGTCGAATATTGGTTCGCAGACGGGAATTATTCCAGATCAGAAACGGTGAGCGGAACAATGAGCTGCAGAACGATGATGATCGCGGACATCGACGGCGGGCCGTGGCTGGAACTCGGGCTGAGCGAGAACGAGATCCGGACGCTGAGCTTCACACGGCGGCGAGATTCGGAACGCAGCCACATCACGGCGAGAAAATTCCCCGTGCTGGAGATGGCGGACTACGAGGAACTGATCGGGAATTTCGACTGTTCCTTCCGCCGGCCGGAGGACGCGATTGAGTTCGAGCGGCTTTTCGGACGGGTCGTCATCCTGAAGACCCTGGACGGCACGGTCATCTCGGGAGGCCTAACCGAGACCGGAAGGAAAGTTTCCAATTTATATACCGTGTACACGTTCAGCATTGAGCAGAGCGATGTGGAGGATTTTGAGCGGCATGACACGAACGATTAATTTCCGATACTTCGTCACGCGCAACGGCGCAGACTTCTGCGAGCTGCATGCGCCGAAGGAATCCGCGCCGACGATCATCATGGACGACAGCGACAGCATCAAGACCAAGTTTTCCGGGCGATTTCAGTCGCCCGGAAAATCGGTCGACTGGCTGACGGATGAGATCCGGCCGGTCATGTACCTTGACGGAGTACGGCACAACCTCGGCCTGTTTCTTCCGGCCAACGTCTCGGAGGAAGAGACCAAGACGGAAATGTATGTAACTGTCGACGCCTTCGACCGCGGCTGGATCGTGAGAGATCACCGGACGGAGCACGCGCTCTTCTTTCCCAAAGGCATGAACTACCTCACGGCAGTGGGCTCGGTCCTGACGGAGTGCGGGATCGCGCTGATCAGTATGGTCCCGACCGAGGAAACCCTCGCCGAAGACCGGGCGGACTGGGAGATCGGGACCTCCAGCCTCGACATCATCAACCAGCTCCTGGCCGAGATCAACTATGAAGAGCTCTGGTTCGATCAGAACGGAATGGCCATGATCGAACCGAAAAGCACGCCCACCGCGACGAACATCGATCACGTCCTGGACGAGAAAGACGTGAAGAGCCTGATGATCCCGGGGATCGTCCGAACGACGGACTTCCACAGCTCCCCGAACGTCTTTATTTGTGTGTGCAGCAACGCGGACAAGAACGCCCCAATGGTGGCCGTCGCCGAGAACACGAATCCGCAGTCTCCACTATCCATCCAGCGGCGCGGGCGGCGGATCTCGACGATGGTCAGCGTGGACAACATCGCCAGCCAGGCGGAGCTGCAGCTCTACGCCGACCGGATGGTCACGGATAGCCTACTTAAAGGCGAGGTCATCAACGTGACGACGCTCCTGCTGCCGGGCTACGGCGTCGGCGACATCGTGGCGTTGCGCTATGGGGAGATCTCTTCCATCTGCAAGGAGAAGCGGTGGAGCATGGATCTAAAGGTCGGGGGCCGGATGCAGCACGAACTGCAGAGGGTGGTGATGAATCTTGATTAAAAACGTTTTCACTAGGAAGAAATCCGACGTGCGAGCCATCGGACAGGCCAGCCCGGCGTCGTTCTTCCTAGCCACCGTGGCCAGCGTCAGCGGCCCGGAGGGCCTGACCATCATCCCGGACGGCCAGACGGAGGCCGTACCGAAGAAGTACAAGGTCCTGCTCGCCGGGACGGAGCCGCCGGCCGTCGGAGACCGCGTCGTCGTGATGCGGCACTCCGGCACCTGCATCATCCTCGGGACGATCGGCCTGCCGCAGGACCTCGACGCCGACGACAGGATCGGCGAGCTGGAAGATGAGGTCGGCGAGCTCGGGACCGCGCTCGACGGGAAGGTCAGCAAGGCCGGCGACACGATGACCGGCGACCTGCACATGCTCAACGCGGCTCACTATGTGGACAGCGATGAGATCACCATCGGGACGCGGCCGGAATCGAACAAGTGGTCGAAGCGGATCTCGTTCCGGGACTCGGCGAGGAAGACTTTCGCCCGGGTCCAGGGATACCAGGGGTCGAACGGATCCGCCGGGATCCAGCTCATCGGGGAGCAGACCGTCAACGGCGAGAACAAGGTCAACTATCTGGGCCTGTATATGAGCGACACCGGCACCGGCGTCGTCGATCTCAGCAGCGCGGCCTGGCGGAAGGCCCTCGGGCTCGGCAACACGAACGGAGCGCTGCCTCTCACCATCGCGCAGGGCGGAAGCGGGGACACGCAGACCGTCCGGGAGACGACCATCGCAAACGTCGCAACCGCGGGAGCCAACGTCAACCTGACGCAGGCGCTTTTCTGCAGATGGGGAAAGCTGGCCATGATCGAGATCATAGGGAAAGCCACGGCGGACATCGCGGCCGGCAGCACGGTTTTCACCCTGGTGGCCGGAAAGCGCCCCGCGCTGGATTCATCCGCGCAGGTCTGGCGTTCGACCACATTCGTGTCGACCATCCATCCGGACGGGACAGCCGTACTGGTCGGCGGCACTCTGTCCAGCGGAAGCGGCTTCACCATTCTGGCCTGCTACCTGCTGGCATGATTCCGCCATACCGGAATTTTATTACGCCTTGGAGTAAGGGCTATTCAAAACTTATTACGCCATGTGGTATGATGCGTTGCGCTGATGCCACATAGAAATCATTCTTAGGAGGGATCAGCGGTATGAACATCAACAGAATCCCTGTTGCGTTCTACGGGAAGCGGAAGGTCGTTGCTCCTGCAATCATGTACAAGTACAATCAGAAGCAGGTACTTGAGATTCTGGGGTTCTACGGTCTGCCGGAGTATTTCCGCGTGGACTTCGCAAACGAGGGAGACGCGCTGGCAAAATCCGTGATCGGGACGCCTGACGGCATCGAGATCCCGGATGAATACCTTCTGACTGGGAAGGCCATCAAGGCCTATATCGTTCTGAACGGTCCGGATGAATCCGTTCAGACGGTGGGTGAGATCGACATTCCGGTCAATGGCAAGCTGCCAGTATCGGAAGAAACTCCTACTCCGGAAAAGCGGAGCATCATCGACAGCCTGATCGAGGCACTGAACAACGGCGTCGAGAGGGCCGAGGCGGCTGCGGAGACTGCGGAGCAGCACGAAGCGGACGCCGGGGCCGATGCCCTGAAGGCCGAGGGCTATGCCACAGGCACCCAGGACGGGCAGGCAGTTGAGGAAGGTTCCGACTACTACCACAACAACGCATCGTATTTTGCCGGTCTGGCCTCGGAGAAAGCTGAGGCAGCTGCCGGAAGTGCTTCTGCGGCTGGCACAGCGAAGGCGGATGCCGAGGCGGCGAAGGACGCTGCGGCTGGATCTGCCACAGCAGCCGGAAAGTCGGCCAGCGATGCAGCAGGCTCCGCGACGGAAGCAGGCGCCGCAGCAACGGCAGCTGGCAGAAGTGCCGGAGCCGCAGAAGGTTCGGCGACCGCTGCATCCAGATCGGCAAGCTCAGCTGAACAGTCGGCGTCCTCGGCCGGCGGATCCGCAAACACGGCCAGCCAGAAGGCCGGTGCAGCTGCCAAGTCGGCAGAAGATGCGGAGGCAGCATCTCAGGCCATCAAGGACCTGGGCGTGGAGTCCGAAACGCTGAAAGAGGGATCTGAGGCCACTGTGGAAAAGAAGGTGGACTCGGAAACCGGAGCCGTCACCCTGAAGTTTGGCATTCCGAGAGGCGAAAACGGTGACACCATCATTGATATGGACACCGGGAAAAGGTACACCGTAGCAAAAAACGTGATGAACGGCTATCTGGTGGAAACCTTCACCGAAATGCAGGCATGAGCTGAAAGGAGTTTGAACCGATATGAGCGATATTATCAGAACCAGACCGAATGCCGATCAGATGGACCGCCTGATCGAAGGTGTGAAGGCTGTGGCGGATGCGGTCTATGCAGAGAGCGACATGAGCTTTCTGGCCATGCTGGATGAGAGCAACTACAAGACCACAATGAAAAAGTGGTTCACGGCCCACGGCGCCACCGTTATGACGGACCTCACGGAGCTGTGCGACAAGTGGTACACCCTGACCCGGACGGGATTCTACGGCGGCGTCCGCTTCAACCTTCCGGTGGAAGGCGCGTCCATGAGCTCGGACGGCACCAGAACCGGCGACTGCGTGGGCAAAACCTGTGTTCCTTCCACGGAAACTGTGGCGGGACAGGATGACTTCGCCGGGATCCCGCTCTTCGCCCCGGTGGACTGCAACGTCTATCTGGACGAGACTGGGAAACCGCACATCACGGCCATCGACGGCATTGCCGGAGGCTTTGATCGGTACAATGAGAGCCGGATCGTCGGCGTTCTGCAGATGACCGGCTGGGTGAAGTTCGTGGACGATTCCTCCGGATGGGGCATCGACTACACCGACAACATCGGGATGCCGGGATTCCATCCTCTTCCGGAAGCGGTGGATCTGGACGGCACGGTCCGGACCTGGGTGGTTCACGGCAAGTACGGATTCGGTGACAACTGGTCCTGCTGCAGCGGCGTGAAGACCAAAGTCTGGAACGTCAGCCACAACACCCAGCTCACCGGCGTACACAATCAGTGGGGCAACCGGTACTGCGGCGGCACGTCCGCGGATGACGCCTTCATGAAGATCATGCTGTGGCTGAAGTACGCGCAGCTGGATTCCGACCGGGTCATGCACGGCTGCAACAACTACAACTATGAGTATCAGCCCGCCCTGGCTGAGACCGGCGTGGAGCGCATCCTCCTCACCACGGCGCAGGCGGCGAACCTCGTCGTCGGCAGTGCGGTGGTTCTGGCGGCGTCCAAACGTGCGCAGAGCAATGTCGTTGACCGCTGCAAGATTACCAAGATCGAGAATGTGGAGATCGGCGGCACGACCTACGGCGCCGTGTATGTGGACAACGGCGGCGTGACCTTCGACACCACCACGGAGCTGTGGCTCTCCACCATCGAGTGGTGGACCGGCAGCACCGACAACGTTCTGGGCAATGACGGCGGCATCAATCCGGCCTCCGACAAGTACCCGGTCAAGATCCAGGGCATCGAGTACATGGTCGGCTGCTATGAGGTCATGGGCGACACCATCCTGACCTTTGAGGAGATCAACGGCGAAAAGGTGCAGGCGGCGAACGTCTGCCGGGACGCCACAAAGCTGGCAACCTCGGTGACGGCCAACTACATCACCGCAGGCTACGGTGTGCCGAGACCGGCAACTGCCGGATGGACCTGGGCCAAGCGCATGGGCTTTGACAGTAACCTGCCGGAAGTCCTGATCCCGTCCGTGAACGGAGCCAGTTCCTCCACCGGAACCAGAGACGGCTTCTACGAGGAAGCGGACACGGCCACCGGCCTCAGAGAGTGGCTGCGCTTCGGCAACCTGTACCACGGTTTGACGGTCGCTGGCCTCTCCTGCGGCTCCGGCACCGTCGGGCTGCCGACCGCGTACTGGTACTTCGGCGGGCGCCTTTCCGTCACCGGAAACAGGGGTGAATTTCAGGCGGCCGCCTAAGCGGACGACTGAAAGAGGGGGCAACGCCCCCTAACCAATACCGGCGTCAGCCGGTCGCGAAAAATTGAAGAAATCCGGCCTTCGGGTCGGTGGGGATTGATCATGCATCCGCTGGTGGTCTGTGGTGGCTGCGCTTCGGCAACCTGAACAACGGTTTGACGAACGCTGGCCTCTCCTGCGGCAACGGCAACAACGGGCTGACGAACGCGAACTGGAACATCGGCGGGCGCATTTATGGATTGAGTGACACACAACTGAGAGGGGCGGAAGCCCCGCGCATGGTCAGTCCCTCGCTGCGGCGAAAATGTGTCGTTCCGGCACCGGGGACAGCCCCTGAAATTGAAGCTGCTCCCCGGGGCCATGCGGGATATCTGCGCATGGTCGGGCTTAGTAGATGGAACCGAAAGGCCCTGAGATTCAAAAAGACTGAGCCGTCAGGAGAGGACGATATGAAAACATACTGCAGAAAAATCGACCCTTCTGATGTGAAAACCATCGAACCCTTTGTGTGGGACTGCATCAGGCCGAAGCTGAAGCGGAAGGACTACAGCGATTTCGTTTCACGGTACTGCAATCTGACTGACCGGGAGATCCGGGAAAATGCCAGGCGGGGCCTCGGACTCATTGACGAGATGAAGAAGGCCGTGCGGAACATCTCCCTGGACATCTCCCTCCGGATCCGGCAGAAGGATCTGCATCTGGATCCGATCCGGTATTCCACACGCACGGACGGACTGAGCAAGAAGACCAGAGTCATCGGCGTCGAGAGCGTCATGCAACAGATCATGGAACATGTGGCCGTCGGCTGCATGAAGGAGCTGTGGGACGCGAAGTATGAGTATCACCAGTACGCCAGCATCAAAGGCCGCGGACAGCTGAAGGGCGTGAAGGCCATCCAGAAATGGACGAAGAAGGGCAAGACGAAGTATTTCGTCAAGCTTGACGTCCGGAAGTGCTTTCAGAGCCTGAAGCGGGAGATGGCCATGCGCTGGCTGCGGCGCGACATCGGAAAGAATGCCCTGCTGCTGTGGTTTGTGGACGCTCTTCTGCAGATGCACGGTGACGGCCTGGTAATCGGCAGTCTCCTCAGTCAGTTCCTGTGCAACTATTTCCTGTCCTACGCCTACCGGTATGTCATGAGCCTGTGCAAGGAGCGGCGGGGCAAGCGGATGAAGCTTGTCAGCTGCGCCCTGTTCTACATGGACGACATTCTGCTCACCGGCGTGGACCGCCGCAATCTGGTGATGGCTGTCCGGAAGATGATCAAATTCATGCTGAAGGAATTCGGCCTCACGGTGAAATCGGACTGGCATGTCCGGAAGCACACGGACTGCGGCATCGACATGATGGGCTATGTGGTCACGGCAAAAGGCCGGATCAAGATCAGACCAAGGGTGTTCATCCGGGCGAGGCGGGCGTTTGTCCGCTCGGCCAGGGGGGACAACCGGCTGAAGATGCAGACCAGAGTGTCGGCCTATTACGGATTCTTCAAGGCGGCGAGGATCCGCCACTTTGAGACCGTGAAGGAGAAGGGAGCCGAAAAGGGAACGGTGA